TGCCGGACTTATCAAATTTGTAGCCGGAGGAAAGGATGCTTTCCTTTCCCGTTACAATACGGTTCGCCTTCAAGACACATGCAAATCTGTTGATGAACCATGCGGAGTGTTGACTACTGAAAACCGCTTTGCAAAGGTACAGGTAAGTTTCCTCTCCAAACAGTTCAGCGGACATCCCGAAAGCAAAAATGTGTCTGTAGAAGAGCCTGCCGGTGCAATTACATGCAGGGACCATCATGCCTTCGTCTCGGCTTATTACGGAAATGGACATAATCATTCGGTAGAACTTCCGGCGCCAACGGTCACAACGAAAGACCGGTTTGCATTGGTTGAAAGCCGCTTTCTGGATATGCAATACGGTAACGGTACACCTACGTCAATCAATGTTCCAGCAGGTACGGTAACGACCAATCCGAAGTTCAACATAGTTACTTGCAAGCCATGGATTATGAATACCGCTTTCTCCAATATCGGAAGCAGCATAGAACAACCATCGCAGACCATTACGGCTAATCGGAAATGGCATTATCTTATGAATCCGCAATTCAACAGCGCGGGCGGCTCCGTTGATAATCCCTGCTTCACTCTTATAGCACGCATGGATAAGATGCCGCCTTATCTGGTAGCTACGGAAAGCGGTCAGGTAGCGATTGAAATCTACAACAATGATAGTCCTATGACCGTGAAGATAAAGGAGTTCATGGCACTGTATGGCATAGTGGATATAAAAATGCGGATGCTCCGCATTCCGGAACTCAAAAAGATTATGGGATTCCCTGAAAATTATGTCTTGATTGGTACACAAGCCGACCAAAAGAAATTTATCGGGAATGCAGTGGAGGTTACACAAGCGAGAAAAAATACTGAAGCACTTTGCAAAAGGTTAAGAGTATTTAGGCTGAATAAATTAAAAGAAGCAGTATAATGAAAGAATATATAGAATTTCTAAAAGACAAGATGGCCATCAGCCATCAGACAGGATTTGAAGTTAAG